TTTCCTTCCTTATCAGGAACAGAAGAGCCCTCAACATCAGAAATAAATGTTGTATAGTTTAATGAATTTTTACCCAATACATTTACCTTCTTATCAATTACTCCCATGTTAGTGCTATCATAAGGATCAACCGCTAACTCGAAATCCCAAACCCCATAAAAATTACTATTAAGTGATTGTAACAGAGCCTTTACACCATTTTCAAAGGTTCCAGGAGGATTAGCCTTTGGTTCTTTTTTATTGCTGATATCTACACCGAAAGCTTTTTGTATCTCTTCTACATTAACCCACATATTTCTTAAACTACCAACACTTGAATTATCATCGGATGTAAATTTATTTACGCTAAAGACTTGTTTAGGATCTTCTTTTAATTTTTTATATAGTCTTTTAAATTCCGGAATAACATTATCTTGAGCTGCTGAAAACCCTCCAGGTAAACCAATTCTATCTATAGGGGGCAATAGTTCAGGAGACCAAAATTTAAATACGTCTATTGGATAAAAAAAGTTATTTTCACCATAACAACTCCTAATCTTAGTTGATTCTTTTTTAAATTCATAAACATCAGCTGATGGCATTTTATCTGAAAATGGGTAATCTATGAGTGTTATTTCATCTCCCAAATTCCAAGCGCTTGAAAGGGACGACATAAATTCATTATTAGGTCTATCCCTTGCATCTTGAATTTCCGGACGTAGTATCATACTACCAGGACCAAACAACTCATTTTCTGTCATACCCTCTAAAAGTTCAAAATCTTCTTGTTCTTGTGTTGATTGAGGTAAAATGATTTCTTGTCCTACGTTAATAATACTACTAGAATCTTGTATGTCTGAATTTAAATCTACTAAAATATCTACTGTAGTTTTATATCTACCGGCAATACCGCTTAAAGTATCACCCGATACCACCGTATACTTACCCGTATTTGGTGTATCATTACCTAATAAAACTGTACCCTCTCCATCTTCAGGCATATTATCCAAATCTTCTTTATACAAATCATTTGATATTGGCTTTCCTTCTTTGTCTATCCTTGTTTTTATACTTCTAAAAGTAATTTTTAAGTCATTAGCCTCACCTTCACCCGCATCATATGCCAAATATCTGTTAAATATTTGGTCTTCCATATAGCCCCATTTTACGAAAAATTTGTTTTGATTTTTTATATTCATCCAACAAACTTGAGAGTTTTTATGATTATCCACAGCGATACCATGATCAACATCTATGTGATATAATTTATTTTGAAATGATTTATATTTTGTTTTTCCTGTTGATATACTTTCTCTAAAACCAATAATTCCCTCTTTTTTAACAACTTCTGTTAATTCACCACCTTCTTCTGGCCAACCAAGTATTGTATGTTTTATTATATCTGGAAGATTTATTATAGCATTTATCAGGTTATCACCTTTCTTATCAGTTGTAATTCTTTCTTGTAATTCATCTATTCTTTGCTGCTCATCCGGATTCTTTGATGTGCCTTTTTTTAACAATTCCTTTTCTTCGTCTGTCATAGGTTTAGGAACTAGTGATATTTGATTTGTTGGTCTATCTATCGGTTTAGAAAAAAGGGTTGAACCGACAGCAGTAATCTTAGTAACACAATCAAATCCACCATCGGGTCTCATCGTCATCTCAAAGTTAGATATTTTACCACCCAATGCATCATAATCACCACCCATCCTTTGAACTCTTCCTTGAGCATCCGTAAATATACGTTGGTCTACATTGTATCTTCCACGACCATCAACATCCTCTTGCCAAGTAATAAATGGCGTATCATCGTACATTTGAGCAAAGTTTTTTACATTTGAATTAACCCAACCCCAGTCCAATGCTACAGTTTTTCCTACCGTTAAAAAATATGGTACTAACTCATCCAACTCCTCAATAGAACCGACTATCCAATTAACAGTAGCTTCTCTTATAGCTTTATAAGAGCCCTTATAGTTTACCTCTATACTTTTTATACCAGCGATTGGCCTTATTCCTGATTTTCTATCCTCATAAACCTCTCCTCTGAAATTTTTTAATCCAAACCTCATAGAAGCATCTACGTTATTGGTTTTACCACCTGAAATAAGTATGTTATCTATCGCATCAACCTTATTAGAACACATCCTTACAAACGTGGTTCTGCTTTGTATGTCTTGTGGTTTTATAGGATTAGTATTTGATGCATTAGCACTAGGTTCTTTATAAGCTAACGCTCTTTCCTTAGCCTTTAGTTTTTCTTGAATATTCTTGGGTATAAACTTTGTATACATCTTTTTAACTATTGCTTAAATTAACTGCTTCTAATATATCATCTATCTGGGTAGGTATTCTCAATTTTTTTTCTGGTGATGGTGAAAGCTGCCCTCTGCTCAATTCGTTAGCCTTTGCTATAATCCACCACAGGTTAGAATCACCATAGTATCTCTGAGCCATAGTATCAAACCTATCACCATACCTTGGATAAGCGAATATATCTGAATCCTTAATTGGAATGTTTGGAACTATGGTAGGTTTATAATACCTATTACCATCCTTATCTTTTTTAATTTTTGAATTTGTGTATCTCATTATAAGAATCCTAAATCATCTAACCCTATGTTAGATTCCTCATTCGGGTTTGGTAATACAGGAACAGTTACCGGCTCTATATTTGCACCAAAATCTATGGGTGAAAGAGGATTGCTCCTTCTAATTGCTAGCGAAGAACCGGCACCAGAATTTGGTAAATCGTACTCTAATCCATTATAATTTTGAGTAGATGTTGAAGATAGCTTACCATTACCTATATGTCTAAACTCACAAGCTACTTTCATATAATGTGGAAATTGTAATCCTTCATCAAGTTCCCAAGTACTATTATCCTCTACAGTAACACTAAGACCCATCAGTATACCAGAGGAATTTACAAACATATCTCCCATTGTTAGCTCTATAAACGGAGTTACCATCATATCTTGTTCAGTATATGAAGGGTAGCAAAGTCCTATCAGGTGATTTAATTTGCCCATTAATATAGGAAACTCTTGCTTTGTTTTTGGATAAATACTAAAATTAAAACTAACATTTCTATCGGCACCTTGATATATGTAAACCTTATCTGGTCTTCCAACATACCTTTCCTCCCCATATTCAGGAGTTACAGAATCCGTTATACCATCAAGAATAGCTCTGAAAATTATGAACCTATTGTTAACCACATCCTTAAATCTAAATTTTATAAAATCTTTGACTTCTCCTCCTGGAGAACCGTCATAATCAAACGGATAATGTAATGCATTTATCTTATCGACATTTGATGTTTTTAAATCACCCTTAATCCCATTTTTTGGCTCAACTCCAAGTTTTCCAGGATTTCCTATCTGATTAGCTATTTCTTTTCCAGCAGTTCTTTTCTCATAACTTGTATTTATGTCTAACATTCCATATGCTGATTGTTGATGTCGTTTTATATCAGGAACATTAGGTGAACTTTCTGCTGTTTCTTTATTAAAAGTACCACCTATTTTATTCTGAGCTTTGCTCGCATCTGAAAATACTTGTGGAGTTCCGATTCCAAATGATGGAACACCATTTTCTATCGATATAGGAGCAGA